ATGGAATGCAATCCATGGAAGCTCAGTTTAATTTTGAGAACTCCTTTGCTGATTCACAGCATGGACGTGATGTAGGAATGTTGAGTGCTACAGGAGAACAACAGCGTAGTAACATCTCAGCAGAGGGGCAACAAGACAGGCTTCAAAAGATTACTGAAGGTGAGCAGAACCGTGTAACCATTGGTGCTCAAGGTGACCAGGATAGACAGAACTTAAAAACCCAAGGTAATATTGACATCGATAAGATTAAAACAACAGGTACAGAAGATCGGAAGACTATGCAAGAAGGTGACAAGATTACAGCACAAAAGTCTAATCGTGAATCAGCACGTTCCCGTTCCTTGGCAAGGTCGTTCTAATGCCTACCTCTACTAAGCAAGCAGGTGGCAAGGTCTACATCACTTACGTAGACCAGTGGTTAGATACTCTCCCTGCAGCAGAGTCAGAAGACTTCAAAGAATTTGCTGAAGTTACTCCAAGCATTATTGAGATTTGGGTATATGCAGGTATCTTGAGATACCCTGGAACATTTAACGATTTAGCTCGTTGGGTGAAGATGAAATATAAGAAACTGAACAGACGTGAGATTCTTAATAGCGAGATTGCTGCACTGCACTCTGACATCCAAGAGCTGAGGATGGCAATCACTGCTGGTGAGATTAAAGGTGATAACGGCTGTGCACGACTAGCTGCATTGGAGAAAGAACTGAGGTCTCACATTGAAACATCAGACCGTATGAATAAGACCACAGATAAACGTGGTCTCATCCTTGCTGGAGCTGACCGAGTGATGCGTGAGATGACCTCCATCTTTAAAGATGACCCACAGTTTGCTGAGCCTATGGAGAATGCAATTAATGCAGTATGGGCAAAGCTATATGCTGAGGTAACGAATGGATGACCTAGAGCTGCTATTGCCTGAGCTGTTACTCAATACACCAGACTTAAGTACGGCTCAATTAAGATTGCAAGGAACACTCTCACAGCGCCTACCTTCTATACCTGGTCATGGTGTTGAGTCTTTCTTTATGAGCAATCGTGCAGCAGAAGCTGCTGCTATGGCTGAAGCAATTGGAATTGCATTTGAAGAAGATAGACAGAGAGCAATTATCATGCGAGCTAAATCAAGAGCAGAAGATAGAATTGCTCAAAGATATGCCGAGGGAAGATACTAGCCGTTAGACTAAAGACAAAAGTTTAACAGTATGGCAATTGCAAGTAGCTCATTAGCCTATAGACGTTCAGCATTAATGACTGCTACGAAAGTAACAGTTAAAGCACCTTCCCCAGAAGTACTTAGAGCAAGAGACGACTTCAAAGACTTCTGCGTATATATGGGTAAGCCACCTGCAAATCATATGCTGGAATGGCATAACGAATTATGCACTGGTATAGATAGTGAAGTGTTGATAGGTGTTGGTGGACCTAACACTGCAATCCTTGCACCACGTGGTTCAGCTAAATCAACGGTGCTTGGACTATTTGCGGCATGGATGATTGGTAGACATACTGCAGCTAAGCAAATGCTGCGTATCTTGTATATCGCATACATGGTTGATATCAGTAGAGCTAAGTCTGCAACCATCAAAGGCATTCTTACAAGTAATAAGTACAGAGAGATATTCCCGATGGTGAGGCTCTCAAAGATTAAACGTTCAGATGAATATTGGAGTATTGATTATGACTTTGCAGGGATTGATACAGCAGGTGAAGAAGCTTTTACAATTGCGTGTGGGGGTCTCAAGGGAGCCATTACTTCAAAGAGATCCCAGTTGGTGCTTATCGATGACCCTATCAAGTCCGCAGCTTCCATCAACAATCCGGATATTAGGCGTGAGATGGAACAGACATGGTCTAACGTTATTGCACCGACGATGTTTCAAGGGGCACGGGCTATATGCCTGGGTACCCGTTTTCACTTTGACGACATCCACGCAACACTATTTGTCCCCAAAAATAATTGGAAGCAGATAATCCAAAAAGCAGTCATTACTGACCCTGACGGTAGACAACGTTCGTATTGGCCAGAGTTCTGGTCTATGAAATACCTGAACGAACGTAAGACAGAAGACCGTATTGCTTTTGCATATCAGTACTTAAACACAGCTGTACGTTCAGCTGATGTAGGCATCTCACCAGAACTTATCATCAAAGGTGAAGTACCAGAAGATTATGATTGCATTGGCGTAGGAATGGACCTAAGTGCAGGTCTAAAAGAAAAGAATGACTGGACGGTCATGACCCTTGGTGGAATTAAAGATGGACAGATATATTTAATTGATCAAAGGCGTGCACGTACTCTCGGTAATTTAGAAAAGATAGATATTATGTGTGAGATGCTTGCTGACTGGAACATCTTGCAAGAGAACGATGAGGGACAGTACTTCCCAACAATGTCACCATGCATGATATGGCCAGAAGCTGTTGCATACCAGAACTCATTTGAAGGAGACTTCAAACGAATCATGCTTGACAATCGTGCGTTGTACAACCTAACGATGTCTCCAGTCAAAGGATTTAAAGGCGATAAATTAGCAAGACTGCGAGGTGTACTAGGACTATACGAACACAAACGAGTGGTATGGAACAAGTGGCGTAAGTGGGATGTACTAGAAGATGAACTCCTTAACTTTGGTCAAACCACACATGATGATGCTGTAGACAGTATGGTCCTAACAATGGGAGGTCTTCTGAGACGAGGACATTTACAACTTGATTACAATAGGGATAGCTTTGAATTATAAATAGCAGTATGTCTGAAAAACGTATGGCGGGGGAGGAAATTAAAAAGAACCCTGAAGCCTCAGAAGCTATAAATCGTTCTGAAAAGAATAAGTCTTACCGTGAAAGTCTTTTAAAAGATGAAAGCGCACGTGACGCACGGATTGCTCGCTCTACGTCTGCTGAAGGATTTGACATGTCAGGTCTAGATCAAGACAACGTGTCACAAGCTCTGCAAGGTAAGGAGTGGGGAGAAAAGGACCAAGCTCGCTACGACAAGCTGATGGGTCTTGGAGGAGATAAAGAAAAAGAACAATTGATTCCAGAAAAAGAACCAACATATAGTACTCAACCAGTACCTACTATTAAGCAGCCTATTGAAGAAAAACCAGATGTAGTATTTGGAGGGTTTAGTGGACCTGGCAACCCTCAATCGGTTTATCAAGACAACGATGTCAATAGTTCCGTAACCGGAGATAATAATACTGTTAATATTGATCAAGACAATAGAGTCAATCAGCAGCAAGGAGCGTTAGCAGCTACCAACTTAATGGATAACTACGTGCTGAATTTACGTAAATCTAAAGCAACTGTTTGAGGACTGAACAATGGGTAAGCGTAATCAAGCTAGAAAAGCAGCACAAGCTAAGAAATCTGCACGTGTAGAAAAGCGTGCTGCTTCATCTAAATCCAGCAGTGGCGGAGGCGGTGGGAGCAGCAAGAGCAGTTCATCATCTCGTTCTAGTGGCAATAACAATTCATCTAGAGGACCTGAACCTCGTACCGCCAATCAATTACGTAAGCGAGTACAAAGACAAGAAGCTGCAGGTAGGTCTACAACAAGTGCTCAAGCAAAATTAGATAAAATAACGACGAGACGAGAAACTGCACGTAATAAAAGCTACGCATCACAAGGTGAGCTTAGTGGAGCCAGTGATTTTGACTTCAGCAAAAGAAGTGACAAGACAGTTGAAAAAGGTGAACTTGCTTATTTAAAGAACAAAGGGTTTAGTACAGAATCTATTGCAGAGCATGCCAAGGCGAGTGGCTTGAGAATCCGTAAAGGAGCTCAAGATAAATTAAACAGCTGGGCTTCTGCAAAAGAAAAAGCTAAAACTGTTAAAGAAAATCCAGTAAAAGAAACTGTTGAAGAGGTTAATAAAGTTGACACTACAAAAACACAAGTGAAGACTGAGAACTCTAATGCAAATGTTGCGGAAGAATTAAATACAGTTCCTGTGTATAAGCCAATTACTGTAGACCCTGCTGACACATTGTTGAATACCAGTAGCTCTAAGACTGGTACTAAGGTTGCTCAATCTCAAGATCAAACCGTATCCCAAGATAACGATATCAACAGTACCGTTACTGGTGACAACAACAATGTAAACATCAGTCAAGATAACTCAGTTCGTCAGTATGGTGGAATTAATAAGTCGTTCGTATATAACGCCAGCAGCAATGGTAAAAATTATATGGATACGCCTGTAAGTGCAGCAACAATGGGAGGCTTTTATCATGATGAAGATACTCCCGGCAAGAGTGCTTCGTTTGTAGATAGGTATACGACTATGAATACCGATTATCAAAAGCGCTTTGCAAATACAAACTTTGCACAGCAAGCAGTTACTAAAGCTTCTCAGAACAAAGCAGTAGATATTGGTGCATTAGATCAGCGTACTGATGATAGGGCTAAAGCTAATAGAGCCAGAAGCTCTAGCATGGCTGGAGACATCTTCGGTGATATGTTTAACTACAAGCCAGCAGAGTTTAAGTCTGCTAAGTTTGGTGATGACGACGAAGAGTAAATCCAGTTAGACTAATAAGTAATGATGCCGCTATAGAATGAAACAAGTTAACAGTCAATTTGAGCAGATACTTCTTGCTGCAAAAGAGCGGCGAGGAGACTTGTCTGTCGATTCAATGATTGTTAGCTCTCATCTTGCACAGATGAGAATGTTCATGCTGCGTAAAGGTTTAGAGTTCTACTCTGAACAAGATAGTTATGGATATCGTAAAGAGTTTATCAAAAAAGTAGTTGATCACAACATGCTCGAGATGAAACTCGATAGCATTGTTGACTACTTCTTATGTGACGGACAAGGTCTGTTCTACTTCAGACCATCTGGAGATGACTATCAGTTACTGTTCTTCCCTAAAGATAACTATCGTGCATACCGTGACCAGAAT